ACAGCATCGCCGCCAAGGGTTTGGAGGAATCGGAAAAGAAGGCCGTTGAGGAATGGGCGGAAAAGAACAAGCAGGCTGATCCAGATCCAGTCCAGAAGTATGCGGAAGATATGGCTGCACTGAAATCCCAAATTATTGACTTGAAAACCGAATTGAAGGAAGGCCGCGTGCTATCCAGAAAGACTATCGGCCTATTAACTGATGCATCTTCTAAGCTGAAGGATGCCAGCGTTGCCATTGATGAGCTTTTGGCTCAAGCAGAGGCAGAAAAGGACGCTGGAAAGGTCGGTGCGACAAAGGAGGGCGATGAGGCGAAGGCACCTGAAAAGCTGCCATCACCTGTACGCCGTGCTTTGCAGAGACTAAACGCCGAGACGAACAAGGCGTTGCGAAACCATTAACCAACCCGTGCTTCTCTAATGGGTTGGAGAAAAAATAACAAAAATGTCTAAAAAGTATTTTATGCTTAATGGCGTAAAACATGAGATCGTTGAGGAAAAGGACGGCGAAGGTGCTGGTGAAAACCAGGATCCCAAGCCTGAAGGTTCCGCTGCGGCTGATGTTGACGCGGAAGCTGATGCCGCTGGAAAAAAGATCGCTGATTCCATCAAAAAGAATCTCGGTTTTGATTTCTCAACTTTTGAAAAGACTGTTGAGAAAATGGAGAACTTTATGTCTAGGGATGAAAATTCCAAGCTTAAGGCCCTGTTCAACGGCAAGGACTTGGTTAAGGAAAAGGACACCCTCACCAAGGAAGAGAAGATTGTCGGTTTCTTCCACGGTTTGGTCACTAAGAATGACGCTGTGGTTAAGGCCCTTTCCGAAGGGACTGCCGCTGACGGCGGTTACTTGTTCCCTAACGAGTTCATGGCAGAGCTGGTGAAATCTCTGGTTTCCCCCACTCGCGCCAGATCTTTGGTGCGCGTTGTTACCATGCGCAGGGATGTAATGGAAATCCCTACCTTGGCCAGCCGCCCGAAGGTTTATTGGACCGCTGAAAACGCCTCTAAGACCACGACTACCGCTACCTTCAGTCAGGCTACCCTGACCGCAAGGAAGATGGCCGCAATCATCTATGCTTCAGACGAATTGGTTGAGGATTCAACCGAAATTGACGTGGTGCAAACCATCATCTCTTTGTTCGCTGACGCTATAGGTATTGAAGAAGATTACGCGATTTTGCGCGGCAATGGAACAACCCAGCCAACTGGGATCTTTGAATCCAATGCCGTTGTAACTTCCGCCGCTTCTGGCAACCTTGACTTTGATGACCTCATTGGTCAGGTATATGGCTTAAAGGCCCAATACCGCAATGGCGCATCATTCATTGTTCACCCGAACAATGTCCGCGAGCTGCGTAAGCTCAAGGATTCACAGGGCCGCTATCTTTGGAACGATTCAGTGCAACAGGGTGTCCCACCTACTTTGTGGGGTTATCCAGTGCATGAGTTCTACGATGCGCCAGAAGGTGAAATCGCGTTTGGTAATTTCAAACTCGGTTACTGGCTCGGCGATCGTAAGGCGATGACTGTTAAGGTTTCCAACGAAACCGAAACGGCCTTTACCAAAGACCAAACTGCTATCCGCGTAGTTGCGCGCATCGCAGGCAACGTGGTTTTGGGTGAAGCTATCCACGTCTTAACTGGCGTAGTTTAGTCCTTAGAAGCTAATTGGGGCTGGATCCTTTCCCAGCCCCTCTGATAAATCTAGACCTTGGGGAGCAGTATCATTTTTGAACTGCAGGGCACAGTGGCACTTTCAAGCCAAAACCCTAAAACAAAAATAAAGTATCAAATGTTTATCACATGATACTGTGCCCTAAGCTTTAGATGATAATTAACAAATTACAAATATGCTCATTTGCAGAAACAAGAAAAATGGAAGTATCGTCCCTGATTTTCAAAGCAATCCAGCACCAGGGACCTTAATACGCAACGCCGTTAATGCTGGATTGGGTTTAGCCGAGGATTTTGAGGAAGTTGATGTAACCAGGCAGGATTTTGACACATATCGTTCCGATCACATTCAGAGAAACCGCGCCGCCCAAGAAGCCATTGCGAATAAACGCGCGGCTGATGTTGTGGCATTAAAGCAGAAACTCAAGGTATCGCTGAACCTTACAGACGATGAGCTAAATACACTTTTTAACTCAAGATAAATGAGAGTCGCCTACGGCACTTACACTGGCAATGGGTCAGACAATAGGAGCATTACAGGGGTAGGCTTCCAGCCCACCTATGTTTTGATCGCAAATGCTGGCTCGGTGGACGGTGCTAATAGGTACGCTTCCGAAAGTGGAGACGAATCATTCCAAGTCCGCGACTATGATCCTGGATCAACAAACTGGCCTGTGGTTACTAATCGCATACAAGGCTTTGAGGCAGACGGGTTTCAGGTTGGCACGGATGATTCCGTAAACTCAAACGGGGTTGTTTACTACTGGATGGCACTTTACGATGATGGTGGAGCTAATATTTTTCAATCTAATTATACGGGCAATGGTAGTAGCTCAAGAAATATAACGGGTAGCGGATTTGATCCTGACTTTGTTTTGACTAAAGGAGAGTGGGAATGGAGCGGTGCAGGAACTCTTTATCACGACGGGTTTTCTGGTGATAAATCCCTTGTCATCTCTGGTGGTGGATTTACGCCCGATGATCGTATTCAATCCCTAATTACAGATGGATTCAACATAGGTGCTAACGAGTTTGTAAACCAGAACACCTATGAATACCACTACCTAACTTTACTTGATGAGGCTGGCGTATGTGCGATAGGGGCTTACACTGGCAATGGGTCAGATGCCAGGGCAATTACAGGATTAGGATTTCAGCCAGATATAGTAATCATTTTCAATGATGCCAATAGCACTGATGAGCCAGTCATGCGAACTGCAAGCCATGCAGGTGATAACACCACCACGCTGACGCAAGACCACGGAACGCAGGCCAACCAAATTGAATCATTGGACGCGGATGGGTTTACCGTCGGAACTGATGGGGCGGTTAATACAAATACAGAAGGTTATTACTATATTGCATTTAAGTCAACAGAGGGCGCAGTAGCCGCAGCATATTCTGGCAGAGGCATCGGTCGGGGCGTAGGGCGAGGGATAATGAGGTAATTAAAAATATAAAAACTTTATGGAAATAGTCAGGCAAAAAAACGTAGCCACTTACATCGTCTTTCCGCTGGTTGATGCGGACGGCGACTTAGTTAGTGGTGCCACGTCATTGGATTCGGAAATTGACCAGTTCGCCGATGGTTCCGCCCCGAACGGTTTTGCCGACTGCACCAACGAGGCAACCGAAATTGGATCTACTGGTAACTACTACCTGTCCCTGACGCAGACTGAAATGAACCAGGACTACATAATAGTCCAAATAAAAAGCGGCACGGCAAAGACACAGGTTGTCCTGATCAGGACCATGGTTGGCGATCCCCTGAACCTGGCCGTTACCGATGATGGTGGGGCCATTAATGTGGGATCTGGCATCGTTGAGGCCCAGGTAAAGAGCATTGATAACAACGTGATCACAACGGCTTCTATAAATGACGGCGCGTTTACCGCGGCAAAGTTCGCGTCCGACTTCCTCACCGCGGCCAAGATAGCATCTGACGTGGGCACGGAAATCGCCGCGGCCGTGTGGAACGCCCTGACATCTGGGCTTTCCACGGCTTCCAGCATCGGCAAGCTCCTGGTGGATAACGTGAACGCAACCATCAGCTCCCGTGCATCCCAGACATCGGTTGATACGATTGACGATTTCTTGGACACGGAAATCGCCGCCATCCTAGCCGATACTAACGAGCTGCAAACGGATTGGGTTAACGGGGGTAGATTGGACTTGTTGATTGACGCTATAAAGGCAAAGACCGATAACTTACCAGCCGACCCTGCTGACGCTTCCGATATTGCCGCTTTGATTTCTGGAATTGAAACCAAGATTGACACGATAGACGATTTCCTTGATACGGAAGTGGCCGCGATATTGGCGGACACTAACGAGCTGCAGACCGACTGGGCAAACGGCGGCCGTTTGGACCTGCTCATTGACGCTATAAAGGCGAAAACGGACAACCTGCCGACTGATCCAGCGGACCAGTCAGCCTTGGAAGCCCTGTTGACTGCCATTGACGACTACCTGGATACCGAGATCGCCGCTATAAAGGCGAAAACGGACCAGCTGACGTTCACCACGGCAAACCAGGTGGATGCCACGACAGTTACCAACAGCGACAAGACTGGCTACGGGCTATCATCATCCGCCATCCAAGCCATTTGGGACGCGCTGACATCCGCGTTGACCACGGTTGGGTCAATCGGGAAACTGCTGGTGGACAACATAAACGCCACGATCTCATCCAGGGCATCGCAGACATCCTTGGATACGGTGGACGACCTGCTTGATACCGAAGTCGCGGCGATTAAGGCAAAGACCGACAACCTGCCTAGCGATCCTGCCGATGCATCGGACATCGCATCTTCCCACGCAAGCTTGAGCACTAAGCTGGACACCATTGATGACCTTATTGATACCGAAATCGGGACGTTGCAGACGGACGTAACGGCCATCAAAGCCAAGACCGACAACCTGCCAGTGGCGGTCAAGAAGAACACCGCATTGAGCAATTTTGAGTTCTACATGGTTGATACGGACGGCGCGGCCGTAACTGGCCTGACCGTAGCCGCCGAAAGGTCCATAGACGGCGGAGCGTTCGCTGCCTGTGCCAATTCCGCGACCGAGGTTGGATCAGGCGTGTACAAGATTGACCTGGCGGCAGCGGACCTGAACGGCAGCGTAATAACGCTTAAATTCACCGCGTCAGGGGCCAAAGCAAGAGTGATAACCATAGTGCCAAACGCATGATAATAGACTGGCTAAACGACCATATATCGCTTTCCACGATGCTGCCCGTAAGCGGCTTTATCGCCACAGATGCCTTCACCGTCCCAGACCTTGGCGGCGATCGGCTGTACACGAACCAGGGGGACGGGTTCAAGCGAAAATTGCGCCCTTACACCAACAAGGCCGACAGGATTAAAAGGAAAATTTATTAACAAAACATATGGCTTACTTAACTGAAGGGGACCTTGAAAACTACCTGGTCCAGGACATAGACAATACGTTTTCGGCTTGGATCGCCACCGTCATCGGCATGGTGGAGGCTTATGTTGACCAGTATTGCGGAACGGACTTTGAAAATTCTGGCTCAACCGACAAGTATTTTGACGGATCGGGGACCAAGGAATTGGTTGTCGGCGAGCTGCAGAGCGTTTCCGCGCTGACCGTGCTGGACATCAACGGCACCGCATTGCAGTCCCTCACGGAAGGGACGGATTATTACCTTTATCCGCTGAACGAGACTATCAAAAACAAGGTCGTCTTGTCAGACGGAGGGGCACTAGCTGCCTTCCCAGACCGCATTAGGGCCGTAAAGGTAACTGGCGTATTCGGACATTCAACTGTCCCTGCGCCGATAAAGTTAGCTGCGGCCCGACTTGCGGCACACATCGTCAACGAAGGGCTGAAGGGCGGCCGCGTGTCGTCCGAAACCCTGGGGTCATACACCATTTCCTACCAGAAGATTGATGAGGATTCGGACGTTTTGGGCATCAAGACAATTCTTAACATGTATCGGGAAATTAGACTGGCATGAAACTGACGCACTTAGCTAACCAGAGAATGATCGTATCAAGGTTGGTTGCCGTATCTGGCACATCCAACAGGTTAGCTTTGGCAACGACTACGGGATACAACGTCCACCTTCAGGCGATCAGCTTTGAAAAGGCCCAGCAGGTAATCCCAGGCGTGAACGGAAAGCCTTACAAGATATTCGTTGATGCCGATTACGACATCCGCGAGGGCGACCAGCTGAAGGACGAATCGGGGAACATCTACACCGTGCGCAAGGGCGGAGTTACCAGGTGGCAGCATGGCGCGATGGATTATAAGGAAATATTCGTAATACAAAGCTGATGGCCCTATCACTAGACGTAAAATTTGAGGTCCAAGGCTATAAGGAGCTGTCAAAGAAGTACGGCGAACGTTCAAAGGCCATCAAGAAGGTCAGCCAGCGGATCATCTCCAAGGTTGCCCTGACCGTTGAACGGTTCGCCAAGATATATTCCCCTGTGAAAACTGGCCGCATGCGCGCATCCATAATCCCCGTTGACATAGACCAGATGAGCGCAAAGGTTGGGCCGCAGGTGGAGTATGCCAGGTACGTCCATAAAAGAATCCCCTTCATGTATGCCGCGCGGCAGGACACCTTGCCTGAAGTGCAGGGCATAGTCAGGGGTGAAGTCAGAAAGGCGATGAAATAACATGTGGCAGAAAATAAAAACCAAGCTGGTTGAGATGCTTGAGGCGAACGCGCTGATCGGCGAAGTGTATGACTACGAGGCTGAGGAATTTGCGGAAGATCCAGTCGCCACTGTCATCGCATCATCCAACGAATCGGATTATAGGACCACTAATTACAATCGGAGGATCTACGCATTTTCCATCATGCTTTGGGTGAAGCGTACTAGCCCAAGGAGCAATGAGGAAGCAGAGGAAGTGCTGACGGATCTGGTTGATTCCGTTTTGGATGACTTTGATAGGTATTACACCCTGGGCACTGGTAGTCCTGGAGCAGCCCTCTCGCTCCCGACTGGCTACACAATGGTCAGGGTGCAAGCCCTGCCATCGTCATGGTTCTACGCAAACCAGAGGGAAACGATGTATCGGGTTGCGCAGATAGACATAAAGATTGAGATAGACGTTGACGTTACTTCAATAAGTTAATTAAGGAAAAAATAAAATGAGTAAATACATAGGTCGGTTGGTAAACGTGGGCATAGCTAAGGAGGCAACGCGCGGCACCGCAGTAGCCGCAGCGTTCTGGGTTCCCAAGTCATCCGTGGCGTTCTTTGACCGCAGCCTCAAGGAAATTTCAAGGCTGAACTACGGGACGATCGGGGACGGCAACACCTCAAATAAGCTGTTGGAGTGGGCCGAAGGCACGATTGAAAGCGATGTGCTGGATAAGCCTTTCGGATTGTTCCTGCTGGCCGCTTTCGGGACATTGAACACCTCTGGCCCAAGCGATTCGGCATATACGCACACGTTCAGCCTGCAGAACGACAACCAGCATGATTCGCTTACCATTACCCTGGACGATCCAGACCGCACGGACCAGTACGCCTTTGCGATGTTGGATTCCCTGGAAATGGAAATCATCCCAGATGACGTGGTTAAGTTTGTCGCGGCCTTTAAGTCAAGGCCAGGACGCGCCATCGCCGCAGCTTCCGAATCCTACATAGCAAACAACAAGTTCCTTGGTCGGCACGCTTCCGTTAAGATCGCGGCCGCCACTGGGAACCTTGCAGCGGCTTCCGCAATTAACATAAAGTCGCTGAAGTTGAGGATTGCCAAGAACACGCTGATGAACAACGTGCTTGGCACGGTCCATCCCGATGACATCCTGAACGGAAAGTTTGAGATCACTGGTGAAATCACTTTGGATCTTGAGGATCAGACATATCGCCAGTACATGCTTGATGGTTCTTATAAGGCCATGCGCATCAACCTGACCAACTCCGATGTGCTGATCGGCGCGACATCCAGGCCGTCATTCACCTTGGACCTGTCCAGGGTCGCGTTTGACGCATGGGAGCCGACAAGAAACAACGATGAATTGGTAATGCAGAAAATTAATTTTAGGGCCTTGTACGACATTACCAACGGCAACATAGTGAACAGCTGCACTTTGGTGAACGGTCAGTCAAGCTACTAATCGTCTTAGGAGATCAAGACAATGCCAGTATTAAAGGATTTCAGGGCAACGAAGGTGCTTACAGTGCCTTCGTTCCCTGACAGTAAGATTGAGGTTTATAACTCCGTTTTAGTTGGGGATTCAGTCAATATTGATTGGGCCAACAAAAATCAGTTTGAGGTTGGGATCCAACGATTATTGTGCCATATCAAGTCGTGGAACTTCGTTAATGAGGATGGTAAGCCGATGGCAGTTAGCAGGGAAAATCTCAACTTTTTTAGGGAAGATGATATTACCTACCTGCTGGGAGAAATAACCAAGTTTGCGCTAGAGACTAAAAAAAAATAAAGAATATAGCAGCACTGTGCGATAGGCTAAAGATTACCCAAAAGCAGCTTTATGAGGAATTTGACCTACTGTTCCTTGAAGCTTTGGAGGATCATTGGTTTCAGCAAGCTGCGGAGATAAAACATGGCCAGCAATGAAGAAATAAAAATTCTAATAACCGCGGAAGATAAGGCTTCTGGGGTGTTATCCAACATCAGCAATAAGGTTGGCGGTGTTGGCGGTGCCCTGCAGACCATGGCCAAGGTTGGATTGGCTGGTGCGGTAACTGGTTTTGCCGCGCTTGGAGCGGTGGCAAAATCTTCGTTCACGGCATTTGCTGAAGCGGAAGCCACACAGACACGGCTTACGCAGATATTACGCACAACCAACGATGCTACAGATGAGCAAATCAAGGCACTTTTGGCGCAGGCGGATGCTCTGGAAAAGGTGGGGGTGGTTAGCGGAGACGCGATTACCGCGGCACAAGGGACCTTGGCCACATTTGACTTACAGACCGAATCTATTGAACGGCTGATACCGTCATTTTTGAACATGGTCGTTGCTGAAAAAGGAGTAAACGCAACCACTGACGACATGATTGGACTGGCTAACGGATTGGGTAAAGTCCTTCAGGGGCAGGTTGGTGCCTTATCCAAACAGGGATTTGTGTTTGATGAAGTAACTGAAAAAATCTTGAAGTTTGGGACAGAAGAAGAAAAGATAATTGCCTTATCTGGAATTTTAGACAGCACTTATGAGGGTTTGAATGAAACGATGCGCGGCACCGCAGAGGGTGGCATGAAGGGCCTACAGATGAGCTTCGGCAAGCTGCAGGAAATAATTGGCGCAACTGTAGCGGAAGCGGTTACGCCTTTTGTTACGACACTTTCTGAGTGGGCGCAGGAACCAGAAACCCAAGAAAAGATCCAGGAAATAGCAAAAGCGGTCGCGGAATTTGCAAAACAATTAGCCCCTGTAGTCCAGGTGCTTATCCCTGCCCTTATAAAAGGATTGGAAATGACCGCAAAAGTCGGTGCAGGCGTGGTCAAGTTCCTGTTCCAGGACATCCCTAACGCGGTTGGCACGGCCGCCGCCAAGATCATTGAGATCACGGGCGCGGTTGAACGGTTCATCATGCGCGTTGAGGATGCTTTGCGAAAGGTCAGGGAACTTATATCGTCCGCAGGTGAAAACATTACCAATGCAGGGAAGGGCGCGATAGACAAGATCCTGCCTGGCAAGCAGTTCAGGGCAGCAGGCGGATCCGTAAGCGAGGGGTCGCCATACATAGTCGGCGAAAGGGGGGCTGAATTGTTCGTGCCCCAGACCAGTGGCAGGATCATGCCAAACGGATCATTCGGCGGTGGAAGCAGTATAAACATAAACATTTCAGGATCGTTTTTGAGTGAAAGCGCGGCGGAAGCCATGGCCAACATGATGATGGATAAATTAAAGCTGGAATTGAGGATATAGCATGCAAGTACAGATCAACGGCAACAACAGAACGGACAGGATCCTGTGGACCACGCTTAGGATTGAGAATGTCCTGACTAAGCAGGTTGACCGCTGCCTGTTCACCATCCGCAACCCCTCAACCGACCTGTACCGCCCAGTCGTGGGCCAGCAGATAATCATCTTGGACGATGACGGCATAACCAGGATATTCGGCGGCGTGATCGTGCGCCTGGTGGACAAGTCGCCCACGTTCGGGATAGTGGAATACGAGGTTGAGTGCCAGGACTTTTCAAAGCTGCTTGACCAGAAATTGGTGGCCGCGACCTACGAGGGGATGACGGTCGCCGAGATCATTGAGGACCTTCTGGCGGACTACACCACGGGATTCACCGATTCGCAGGTTGACTGCGACACCACCATTTCAAAAATCCAGTTCAAGTACGAGCCAGTGTCGGCATGCATCGCGCAGCTGGCCGAGCTGACAGGCTATGACTGGTACGTTGACTATTACAAGGACGTTTATTTCAAAAGCCCTTCCGCGAGTGCCGCGCCAGTTGACGTTACTGATTCCAACGGGACATATGATGACGGGTCATTGGTCATCAGGTCGGACAATTCGCAGCTTAGAACTTCCATCATAGTCCGAGGCGGCGATTACCTGGGGACCGAGTTCACTTCCTCAATGCGCGCTGACGGCAAGCAGACCATATTTAACCTACCTTACAAGTACACGGATTTTAAGGCCACGCTGACAGGTAACCCATTGTCAATCGGAATTGATTATATAGACGATGCCGATGACTACCATGCGCTCCATAACTTCCAGGAAAAAGCGTTGAAGTTTAAGGAGGCGGACAGGCCGAGCGTGAACGCCACACTGTCCTTTTCTGGAAAGCCAAACTTGCCAGTCATCGTCAAATACAGGGATCCCGTGGCTGTCGCAGCGGCGCAGCTGGCGATGGGTACGGGGGACGGTCGATTTGAGTATGTGGTCATAGACAAGGCTATAACCAGCCAGACGGCGGCAAGGGAAAGGGCGGCGGCGGAAATCAGGACATACGGCGAAACGTTATCGGAAGGCTCATTTGATACCGAAACCGCAGGATTAAAGGCTGGCCAGCGCATCAGGATCCAGTCAACGTCCAGGGACATAGACGAATATTTCGTAATAAACAAGGTCATCACAGAAATGAAAACCCCGACCACCTTCAGGTATAAGATCAGCCTTATAACCACCAAGACGATGGATTACCTGTCAGTGATGAAGAAGCTGATATTGAGGGACAATAAGACGATTGACTTGCGAGATAACGAGCAGCTTGACCTGGTTGAATCCGTAACGGACACGATCACCTTGGATGATTCAACTTTCACCGCACAATCATTAAACTGGCCAGTTGAGTTCGTCCTGGGTCCGCAGGCCCATTCTGGATTCAAGCGGCCTTTCGTCATCGGCGGCAGCAGGTTGGGAGCATAAACATATGAAAATAAGGAACAAAAGATACAAGTTAGACGACAAGCTGATCCCGATCAGCTACAACGTGATAGCCACCGTCAGGGATGCCAAGACGGGCAGGGTTAAGAGGAAGATCAAATACCACAACCTTGTAACCACGGCTGGCAAGACCGCGATCGCGACCAACCTTGCGGACCCGACCCCAAACCCGTCCAGCATATTCGTGAACTACTGCGCGGTGGGCACTGACGACACCGCCGCTAATGCCGCGGATGTTACCCTGGGAGCAGAGCTGGCCAGAAACCCAATATCTTCCAACAACGTTTCTGGTAACGTTGCTTACCTTACAGGATTTTTTGCCGCGGCCGAAGCCGTGGGCACGATCAAAGAAGTCGGATTTTTCATCAATGGGTCATCAGTGGAAGATTCAGGAACGCTGTTGAGCAGGACGGTGGTGAACATCACGAAGTCGGGAAGCGAAACCCTGACGCTAGATATTCAAATAACTATTAACTAGAAATAAAAACATATGGGATATAACAAAGCGGCTGGCGAGCAGGTTTCAGCGTCAGAGTTCAATAGCTTTCTGGCATCGGCTGGGTTGTATGGCGCATCAAATACTGGCAGCGATGCATATGCCATAACCGTTGACCCTGCACCGAACGACTACGATGCTGGGGACAAATACACATTCAAGGCTGACGTTGGCAACACTGGGCCTGCCACGCTCAACGTGAACGGATTGGGGGCTAAAACCATAAAGAAATTCGGAAGTTCACTGGACCTTGAAACTGGCGACATTTCCGCTGGCCAGATGGTTACGGTCAGGTATGACGGCATATATTTCCAGGTTGAGGCATTAGCAAGGCCAACCCCATTTTTCCAGCAGTCCATCCCTATTCCCGACATCACGAACGGGTCCGATCATAGGTTTGGCTCAAATGCCAGCGGATCGGTAATTTATTTGTACTTGCAAGGCAACACTTCACAGGAATTACAAAGATTCCAAAGAGATACATTAACTGGTGCGTATATTAGAACTCACGGCGTTGATGTTTCTGGTGTGCATCTTCCAGGGGGTAGTTTAGGTAGCCTTGTTGTGATCGGGGATTACTTATACCACGTCTTTTCTGACGGGACGAATATAGACGTTTCCAGGTTCTTGGCGGCTGACTTGACTGGGGCTACAGTCATGACAGTGCCTTCGGTTACTGGCGCGGAAGTCATAGCTTGGACTGACGGGACGGATCTTTACTTGGTAAGCGGTGGGTCAAACACCACCAGCAGGAGGTGGACGGTCAGCGGCACTACTTTCACGGCGGCCTCTACTGCCACGGTAACGAGCGACTTTGAAAGCTTTAAGGTAACTATGTGGGACGGGACAAACGCCTTCCTTATTGACCATTCCTCTGGAAACCCTGGGGAGATGACCATAAGAAAGCTCACTGTCGTAGATGGATCGTCAAAAACAGACACGACTAAATACTTGCATCCGTTTGACGATGTAACGACCGACAGCCTGATAATGCCTGCGTTGATAAACATAGACAACACTAAGATTTACATAGGAAGGCTCCGAGTGTTCTACAACCAGACCACTGACATGGCATATGCCATGGAGATCATCCCAATATCAAAACCATAAGTAATTAAAGAAAAAGGTCATGAACGAGCAAAAAGAAAAAATATTAAAGCAGAACGAACAGGATCACCATGATGAGATCTTAAGGCGTTTGGACGACATGGATGATAAGTTCACCAAGCAGATGAAGGAGATGAGCAGCAAGATAGATCCGATGCATGAGGTTTTCACCAGCGTAAACGGGTTCAACAGGATTGCTGTTTGGATCATGAAGCTTTTGGCAGGAATCGGCGCAGGGTTGGTCGGCCTTTATGCGCTCATAGAATTATTCAAGAAACTAGCGAAATAAAAATATGGATGAAGAAAACATAAACCATGGCGTGTTTCCTGGCCGCAACCCGAATGGCAAGGATTTCGTGGCAGGGACATTGCCTTATGAGGTGGTGGTGGAGGATGGGAACCATAAGCCTTGGGTACCGACCTTTGAGGCGCAGTCAAGCATCCCCAGGGCAACCACCGAAAGGTATAACTGCGTAACGCAGGCCCACCATAACTGCGTGGAAAACACGGTCATGAGGGACATTGAGCTTGGACGCATCCCAGCGGCGCACGTCAAATGGCTTAAGGATAACGGGTATTTTGACGATAACGGGAAGCTTAACGTTTCGGAAAGGTTCAATGCCATCAGGAACGGGACCATCTGGAACGACCCAGACGGCAATAACGGCAACTGGGTTTGGAAGGTTTGTGAGGATGGCCGCAAGTTAAGCGGACTGATTCCAGCGCGCATGTTGCCAGACATCCCAGAAATGCCGAACGCGGAATACTACGATCCGTCCTGCATAACGCCTGAAATGGTCGCTATGGGGCAGGAATGGATGAAGCGGTTTGGGTTGCCGTACGAATGGGTGAGCAACGATGAAAGCAACGGCGAGATCCTGCAGGATACCGTAAATTACCACCTGAAGCAGGCCAGCTTAATGGTTACAAGGCCTGGTCATGAGATTGTCGGCGTTGACCATAAGAACGCGACATACTTAACAATTAATGATAGTTACAGCCCATTCATCAAGGACTTGGCCTACACCAAGGTTACTGACGTGATGAAGGTTTTAGTCAACTATCTTCCATTCAAAGGAGAATCTATGGTTGGTTACAAGAAGGTCGGGAATCCCACGACATATGTGGCAGTCGGCAACACCCTAGTCCCTATCGCCGATTGGAAGGCGTTTACTGACTTGGGAGGCTCAAGCGAATCGGTCATTGAGCTTTCCGATGAGCAGTTTGCAAAATTCCTAATTTCAAGTTCCGTGCTGTTTAAGTCGGCCAATTAATTAAAAGGAAACAAAAAGATGAAGATGCTTATGTCGTCAGCGGATCCCTCAAAGATTTCGCTGACAATCAAGGGTTTGTCCGTGTTCGTTCCTACGATAGTCGTGTTTTTCAGCTATTTTGGGGTTGACGTGGGCAGCGATGAGCTTAATGCGCTGATCAATAGCGTGGCCGATTTCGTCCTGCTAGTCGGGACCGTGGTGGCCACGGCCGTAACGATCTGGGGCATGGTTAGGAAGATTGCAAATAGGTTCTAGTTGGTTGGGAGATATAAAAAGTATTAACTGCTCACCGCGATAGGGGGACGGAGGGGATGACGCGGAACGGCAGATAAGAGGTTTTATATTAGGTACTTTCATCTAGTATTGGCAGTCCAGCTTATCATGGCTCCGATGCCGACAAATACATATGAAACAAACACTACTAACGACAATCTTGTTTTTGAGGTTGGCAGCCATCACGCTTACATGGAGGCTGTTTCTAGTCGCTATAAGCAGCTGGAACCACCTGAAATGGTGGCTGCGACTGTCCGAGAAACCAGAACTGTCAGAATCCAAGAAAGCGCAGATCTGGTTTCGGATAGCCCAAAGTTTGTATGGCCTACAGCCACAACAAAAATCACCCAACAATACTTCCGCGGACATTCTGGGATAGACATATCCAATTCTCAAAAGGTTGAGGTATATGCCGCAGCGGACGGCGTGGCCGAATTTGTGGGCTGGCACAGCGGCTACGGCAATACGGTCATCATTGACCACATGAACGGTTACAAGACTTTATATGGGCACTTGAGCAGGTTCACGGTTAGCCAAGGCGATGCGGTCATGCAACATCAGGTCATAGGCTTTCAGGGCAATACTGGGACGGTTTATGGTCGTACTGGAATCCACCTGCATTTTGAGGTGATCCGCGATGGGGTTAAGCTCAACCCGTTGCATTTCATTAGGTAGCTTACGAGTGGGGTGCGATCTCCCACCCCACTGGCGAGTTCCTTAGCCGACAACATGATAGGAGGAAGTCATGGACAAACCGATGCCCGAAATAACCTGCCCGAAGTGCAACCTGGCGCAGATCTGGCGCGGCCAGAAGAACTGCATCCACCGCGGCTGCGAGTGGAGCAACTGGTTCCGCGCGAACCTGATGGAGGCCCTGGAACAGCCAATCGGGGTGCGGCGTGTCTATCCGACTGCCCAGGGATAACCTGCAGATAGGAGGCTTGCCGTGGCCTATGAGTGCACCTGCCTCTGCTGTGGGGCGGACATTGGCGTGTTGCCGCCTGCACATTCCTGCATAAGGGAGTGCAACCTCTGGCCTGTCGCTGGCCAGCCGAAGCACCACAAGGACTTCTGCCAGGGTTGCCGAACGAAAACGCTGGCCAGCTACCACATCGCTGGCCCAAGCAGAAAGCAGCTCGGAAACGGAGGCGGTTGATCGCGGTCGTCAGGGTGCCTGCGCATGTCAGGCACCCTTTTTCTATGTTTGACAAGCTTAATTGCTTGCGTTATCATGTCTTATGTTTGATTATTAACATTTCTTTTATGGAAATGGTTTGCACCAACTGCGGTTATGTCGGGAAGCCCAAGAGCCGTACCAAAGGGAGCCTTGCGATAGAGCTGATTTTATGGCTCATGTTTCTGGTTCCAGGGCTTATCTACTCGGTATGGAGGCTGACGACCAGGCAGAAGGTTTGCCCCAAGTGCAAGAACCCATTGATGATCCCTACGGATTCACCGAAGGGCCAGGCATTGGTCGGCAAGGCCAAGTAACTTAACTGAATAATTTACGCCGTTGCCCGAAAGGGTCAGCCCGTTAGCTTGGGTTGAGGACACAACGGATTTGTAGTATCATATGACCTGTAAGGGCTTCACGGCTTTTACAGTACCTATAGGTACCCACCCCAGATCAGGGGTATGCAAATCCGCACATGTCCTGTGCGGATTTCTAATTTATGAGACTTATAGAAGCCATAGACAAGTTTTCAAGCTGGCGCAGCTTCAAGGTAAAGACCCTGACCGTGAAGGGCTACCATTTTGACCTGCGCAACTTTTGCCTGTACATGCGGAACCCTGGGCTTGAGGAAGTCCAGCTTGATGATGTCCTGAACTACCTCAAGGACTTGAGGGAGCTGGGCTGGGACGAAAACTCTTTCATGCGAAAGTGCATGGCCTTCCGCAAATTCTTTGACTTCTACAAGCGTCAGGGCATGAGCGTCATTGACCCAGAGCTAATCCCGATCCCGTACAAGCAGTTCAAGATCCCACGGGTAGCTACGGTAACGGATTACCAAAACCTCATATCCGTGGTGCCAGCCAATACCAGCGATCCGCGCCACATCAGGAACATGGCGATCATCAAGATGCTGTGGGACACAGGGGCGCGCAACGGCGAGATCGCCAGCCTCAACGTGGCGGACCTGGATTTGGAAAACATGAAGGCCGTAATCCATACGGAAAAATCCAGGGGGCGAAGGCCGATCAGGGAGATATTTTGGACAAGGGGTACGAACGAAGCGATCAAGTCATGGTTGAAGAAAAGGGTGCATCTTTTGTCCATTATGAAGCACATGGACAAGGATGCTGTTTTTATATCCCTAAGCACGTCATTGGCTGGCCAACGGATCAACACGAAAGGGATAGGCGAGATGCTGCGAAAGTACAGCAACAAGGCTGGCCTGGAATATACGGTCAACGCCCACAGCTTCAGGCACCACATGGGGCATAACATTATAAAGCAGGGTGGGTCGTCCGCGGACGTGAGCAATATCCTGGGCCACAGCAGCCTGGAAAGTTCATATATCTACACGATGATGTCCAACAAGGAGCTTCAGGACAGGTACAAGAAGTTTAACCCTTGACAATCAAGCGAGCGTCGTATAGACTTAGGGCATGAGCAGAAAAATTATCACGAAACAAACAAGGCAATTAGTTTTTGAAAAGACAAACCACTGTTGCTTTTATTGCGGCAGGCAATTAGCCAAGCTGGGCAGGGACGCGACCATAGACCACTTAAAGCATGTGTATCGCGGTGGCACTGATGACATTGATAATTTAGTTGCCGCCTGCAGGTCGTGCAACTCCGCCAGGGGAGGCATGACACCAGAGGAGTTTGCCGTTTACCTGAAGGAGAAACGGCGCAAGCATATGGCCAGGCTTGGCAGGTACGGCGGTTTTGGTACATACTTAAAATATGGCAGTTCTCATTTTTCTGAATTGGCAAAGCTAAGTTGGAAAAAGCGCAGGGCAGCGAAGTTAAAAAATAACTAAGTTAACGGAAAGGAATTATATGGAAGAACATTTGCACTATACGATGAAGCAGTTTAGGTTTGATGATCTGGACCGCGGCGTGCAGGAATTGATCAAGCAAGGATACAGGGTACATTCATTCCATGTGGTCAACGCAAATTCTGGCGATGTTCCTAATATTATCTACCACGTCCTGTTCACTACTTTTAAATAACGGTTTGCTTGCGCTATTGACAGCGACGCTCGCTTGGTATATAATATAGACACGGTAAGAAATCCCCTGTGGATCTTTCACAACCCAGAACCGAAACAAACATATGCTTATAAGGCCAAAAGCCCTATTTGCTAATAAAACTTGATTTAAGCCCTGTGGACGGGTGAAGTAGTATAAGAAGTGCCACGGAGCCTGATGGCACCTTAAATCAAGCATAAATAGCAATACAGGTCGTTTACAAGCCCTTAGAGCATATCTAAGGGCCTTTTTTTATGGATAGCTGGATGGGGGTGGGCAAATAGCCCTTTCATATGGTGCCCCCAGCCAGTTGCCCATAAGGACATTATGGCAGCGGCCATGCCAGGTCGGTCATGGTAAAAGCCGTGAAAATTAACCCGAAAGGACAAAACAATGAAATTCAAATACGTCAAGGTCAACTATTTCTGGACCCCTTTCTACAAGTGGATAAGGGTAAGGTAATGAAAACCGCAATAAACTTTGTAGCTTTCCTGGTCGTGATGGACCTGATCATAGTTCTGGGCACGATAGCGCAGATTTCCCAGGGCATAGAAACGCCGCACATCGCTTTCTGGGACGCGCAAATAGAGTTCGTTATTAACTGGATTATCTAACCATATGGAACCTGAACAAGAAAAAACCACCTCTGGCGAAGTGGTTTCACAAACAAATGACAAGGCTATTGTACCACGATCGGAAGAAGCGTTGCAAGTGGAGATGCTTATAGCCAAGGCGATTGATAAGAAAGTCCCTGTGGAAAGCATGGAGCGCATCCTGGCCATGCGCAGGGAACTCAAGGCAGAGTTCGCGAAAAAGGAGTTTGATCGGGCCATGTCCCTTTTCCAAGGGGACTGCCCAGTGATCACCAAGTCCAAGTCCGCGATGGACAACGGCAAGGTGCTTTACAAGTACGCGCCCCTGGATGCGATAGTGGCGCAGACTAAGGACCTGATCAGGCAAAACGGGTTCAGCTACTCAATCAAGACGCAGACGAATGAAAAGGGCGTAAAGGTGTGGTGCATCGTTAAGCATGAGGCAGGGCATGAGGAATCAACTGACGTGGAGGTTCCGCTGGGCAAGCAAACTTCCATCATGTCGGCTTCCCAGGTCGTGGCTTCCGCGCTGACTTTCGCCAAGCGGTATGCGTTCTGCAATGCCTTCGGAATACTGACGGGCGATGAGGATGATGACGCAACAGCAACCAAAGCATTAGAAACCAAGGCCCCTATGAAAAACAACACGCCAGCCCCAGCCAAAGACTGGAAGAACGAAACAGTTAAGACCCCTGAACAGGGAATGGTTGTCGTTTACAAGAGCCTTATTTCCGCAAGCAAAAGCAAGGATGATCTGTTTAAGGTGGCAGAGCAGATTGAGGATTCAAAGAAGCAGGGCAAGCTAAGTGGTTCTGATATATCCGTGCTGCGCGGCCTGTTCCAGGAGAAACAGAAGGCACTGACATGAAATGCGTAATAAGGGATTGCGACAGCGAATCAGAAAATGGGTACCTGGCCTGCAACAGCCTGCACGGAAAAATGTTCAAAATCATCAAGAACACGTTGATGCAGCACACAAGCCCAGATGCAGATATAGATTTGAGCGAATGGAAATGGTACATAGACAGATTACCTCCTACGGTTGAGGATGCGATCTACTACGGAAGGTTTATCAAATGAACAATATTGGCTCTTGACTTAGCCCTCACGGTTATGGATGAGGGTTAGGGTTAGGAGCCAAGCACTAAAACGAAACCAAATGGAATCCCCACTACTCCCAAACACAACGCAAATCCCAAACGCGGTCATAGACCAGCTCATGCCGACCCTTAAGGACGTTGAGTTCAGGGTGCTGATGGTGATCATAAGGCAGACATTCGGGTGGATCGCGGACGAAAAGACTGGGCGCAGGAAGGAGCGAGATTGGATCAGCCACTACCAGCTCATGAAGAAAACTGGAAGGGCCTCAACCTCAATCAGCAAGGCTGTGGATAGCTTGTGTAAAAGCTGTTTAATACTTGCCTATAACTCGGATCAGGAAGAATTAGGCACAGCGCACAAGAGGAAGTTCAATTTTGGCCCTATTTATTATAGGTTTAACCAGAATTACGACAAAAATACTCTGTTCCCACGTTCACACTTTTTGCGATCGCAAAAAGTGGTAGCTACAAAAGAAACTGTCTTACAAAAGAAATCTAATAATAGATATGTGAGTAAAGCTCAAAGACAAGACAACCTAACCCGTTTGAAGCAAATGAAAAAATCAAAATTAAAAATATAAAACATATGTCAGAACAAACTCAAAACCAACCCAAGGCAGAAACTAATGGTGAACGCAAGCATAAGTTCATCCAAATCGGAGCTATCGCAATCTTATTGATCTCACTTACCTACATAGAATACCTAGTCTATAAGGACACAAACGATTTCATTCAGGATGTTTACCGACAGATCGCAGAGAGCGACAACCCGACATCACAGATAAATTTTTTAGCACAACCCCAGGAGGAATAACTAAATCAAGGCTTAAGGGTATAGACAAACATTCCAAGCTCAACAGGTACATCTGCAACATGTTCGGGGAAGATTGTGAGCTGGCATTGGCGGTGGTACACGCCGAAAATGGCAGGATGGACCCCAAGCTGGTGTCCAAACCCAACCGCAACGGTACGAGGGACCACGGATGCTGGCAGCTGAACGATGCATATTACGTCTCCCAGTACGATTGCTTCAAGGACACCCTGACAGCGTATGAGATCTATAAGTCCTGGGGAGGGTTCCATGCATGGTCCGCGTACAACAACGGAAACTACAAGAAATATTACCAGTAAGCGGTCAGATCAGTCGGGTATCAAGGTGCCTTACCCGACTAATGTGATCGGTTATAAACAAAAACAATGACACAACAGCAACAAATAAGGGAATGGCTGCATGAGTTCGGGGAAATAACCCCAGCGAAAATGGCAGGCAAGATATACAAGGACAGGATGTTCGGATCGGAAACATCCAGGGCTTGCAGGGCCATGCGCAAAGCCAAGATCCTGGAAAGCGAATCGCGCGGCAAGTTTGAGGTGTTTTGGCTGGCAGGGAGGAAGCCAACGCCCCAATACCAGACTTACGAGGTCCCGTCCAAATCCAAACCAGGCACCGTCCACCAGGTTGTGGATCTTATAACCACCAAAGTGTGCGACTGCTTCCACTACAAGCATTTTGGCTACTGCTCACACCAGCAGAAAACCCCAGAAGCGCAAAAAATTAATCAAGGAAGGCTGTTATGAATGTCCATAAACGGGATTTCCGCGAAGCCGTAAAGAGATCCAAGCGGCGCAAGCGGAACAGGAAGATAGCGATGCGAAAAAGGTATTGCTTCATGTGTAAGTGGAGGTATCCGCATCAGTGCGTTTTGCAACCAGTCAAAGTCAAAAAAATTAAGGGAAAGGAAAACAAGTCATGAGTTTTAAGGAACAGTTTGAGGTCAAGTATGTCGGAGGCTTTATAAGCAGGATCCATTTTTGGCTGACGGTCCGCAGGCTGCGCAGGAAGAAGATTGAGCTGTTTTGGGAGGCTTACATGGATAAGGTCATGCTTGAGACGCAGTACGGCGCGGACCTCAACTATGACGATGCGGAGGATCGCAAGCTGTTGGCGCAGTTGCGCCAGGCACCAGGCAACAAGGCCGATATGGAAAGGGTTTTGAACATTGAGCAGAAGATCGCCAGGTCAAAATCGGTCAAGGACATCTATAGGAAAACAAACGAAATTCTTGATGAGCAGGAGCAATACATAAAAATGATTGATTTATGGAACAGCAAAAACAAAAGCCAGACAGACGACACTACCGATACCGAAAATTCCCTTTAAGTATTACGACTTCCTGGGATGACGGAACGGCGGAGGATGTGGTCATACAGAAGATGCTGGACTACTACGGGCTTAAGGGGACGTTTTACCTGCCGTCAAATTGCGAACTCACAAAGGATCAGATTGTTTCGTTAGCAAATAACCATGAGATTGGTGGTCATACCGTAAGCCACCCGTCCGACATGAAGCTGCTGGAATACCCAAAACTGGTCAGCGAAATCAGGGACAATAAGGAATTTCTGGAAGATATGATCGGAAAGCCTATCACGAAGTTCTGTTACCCCAGGGGACGTTACAACGACCAGACGATTGAAGTGGTGAAGATGGTCGGCTACCAGCAGGCCAGGACCACTGTGGTCCTGAAAACCGAAACGGAAGATCCGTACCGAACCCCAACCACAATCCACGTTTACCCCAGGAAGGAATACAACGGCAAGCACTGGACAGAAGTGGCGCGCAAGATGTGTGATCAGGCCAGCAAGAACGGGCAAGTGTTCCATCTCTGGGGCCACAGTTGGGAGGTTATAAGCCTGAATGAGCTGGACACGCTGAACAAGTTTTTTAAGTATTTATCAGACACATACGAATTAGAGCCAACCCTATGATTAAAGTTTTTATACCCAACACGTCCAAGCCAAACGCCATCGGCGGAGGGTGGACGTTCATCAGGAACTTCAAGAAGTGCATGAGGCCTTATGTGGAGTTTGTTGATGACCTGGAAAGTTGCGACCTGCTTTTTGTCCAGGGCGTTACCACATGCGATCCTGGCATGGTCCATCAGGCCAGGGCATTGGGCAAGCAGATCATTCTTAGGGTGGACAACGTGCCAAAGAAGTCCCGAAACAGGCGGTCAACGCCGCATGAACGGCTGCAGGAATACGCGAAACTGGCAGATGTCGTGGTTTACCAGTCGGAATGGGCAAAGAACTACTGCTATCCGTTAAGCGGCGAAGGCGTGGTCATTTACAACGGCGTAGATAGGTCAATTTTTTACCCAAGGGAATCCAAGGAAGATCAGGGGATATTGGACCTGCCAACCAACAAGTATCTTTTCGCCTATCACGGAAAGTCCGAGCTTAAGCAGTTTTGGCTGGCTCACCTGCACTTTCAATACATCGCCAGGGAAAACCCAAACGCAGAATTTATATTTGCGTATGACTTTGGATCGGAATTAACCGAGCTGGCCAACAGCAACTATGATTTTTGGAACGGCGAAAAGCACCAGCACATACCGCTTATAACCACGCCAGAGTTGATGGCAGAAACGATGAGAGAGTGTGATGCCCTGATCTACCCATCAGTTTCAGATGCGTCCCCTAACATTGTCCTGGAAGCCAGGGCTTGCGGCCTTCAGATCTTATACCCTGCCCCGACCGAATTGGCAGGCACGCAGGAACTAATGAACCCCGACCTTGACATTTCCTTGGACCGAATGGCTAAGGAGTATGCAGGATTGATTCAACTATTATTCAGTGAAAAGGAAATTGAAATATGATCAACAGGTTTATTTGCTGGCTTAAGGACATCTGCCCAAAGCACAAGATCAAGTACGAGTATTGGGGCCATGAGGAAAGGAAGGTTTGCGTTAAGTGTTGGGAGGATGATCATGTCAAAGTTTAAGGATCAGCTGATTGCTAACCTCAAGCACTACGACATTGATACAGACAGGGTTTTGAGCATCGGCGCGCAGGAAGAAGATAAAAGGTATTTTAAGTCATTCAGGTGTCAGGAGTTTTTGACCCTGGACGCAAGCCAGGACTTCAGGCCAGACATCCGCTGGGACATGAACCGCAGCATGACGCAGGATGACGTGTCGGTTATAGACAGGTTTGGTGAATATTTTGACCTGGTGCTCGCGCTCAACCTTTGGGAATACATCTATGATCCAGTCGTGGCGCACGAAAACATATTCAACCTTCTGAAGCCAGGAGGAACGCTCATAACCAATTACCCGTTCGTGTATCCGCTGCACAAGCCTGAACGGATGGATTACCTGCGATACACCCCAGAGGGCGCGGAACGGTTGCTCATGAAGGCAGGGTTTAACGTAGTTACCCACGACTACATTTACGGCAACGACAAGCTGGTGGGCTTCTATTTGAATGACGGGCTGAAGGCGAGGGCTGGGTTTGACCACCTGGTTATCGGGTCCATCATTAAGGCAAAAAAATAATTAAGGCTAAAGGAGATCGTTTTATGTCAGAAAATAACACAAGTTGCGTAGGCTGTGATGGCTGTTATGGCTGTTATGGCTGTTATGGCTGTTATGGCTGTTATGGCTGTTATGGCTGTCGTGGCTGTTATGGCTGTTATGGCTGTGATGGCTGTTATGGCTGTTATGGCTGTCGTGGCTGTTATGGCTGTTATGGCTGTTATGGCTGTCGTGGCTGTTATGGCTGTGATGGCTGTTTAGCAGTCTATAAGTCATTGTTCTGTAAAGACCAGCAAGGTGCAAAATTCCTATTGTTCAACAAGCAATCAACGGAACAAAGGATTGATGAGGTTAGCGAGCAAATATATTCCCTATGGGGTGGCTGGAGGCCATATCAGACCAATGCGTTTGCATTGTACAAAGACGCAGGAAACACCTGGTCAAAGATTGACCTGTCCAAGCTTGCTTTCAGGGATTGGAATGAATCATGGTCAGACATGCCAAAGGCCGCGCTTGATTATATTCAATCACTACCAGAATTTGATGCTGATCTATTTAAGGAAATAACAGGTATTGATTCGGGAAAGAAAGAAAAAATGCAGGACTTCAGAGGGAAGAAGGTAAAAGTTGAGATTGACGGTAAGTCTTACGATGCGGTGATTGAATAATTACAGAATTGAAACAAATAATTAACCAAAGAAAGGTACTACAACAATGTCAGAAGATACTGTTGGTGGTGTAGCTGAAGAAAACAAGCCAGAGGGCGAACATGCCCCTGCTGCTGATTCTGAAGCTGCACAGCCTGGCGAAGCGGATCAAGCCGCTGCTTAATTGAGTTCTTATTTTGCTGGCGAGGTCTTGAACGCCCTGCCATACTCCCACGGAACCGCTGTGGCTTGCCACTGGCAGTTTGTGGGTTCTAAAGGAATATAAAAGTCGCCAGCAAGATAAGCACTAAAATTAACAAAAAACATATGTCATGGTACGGGGATTCAAAGGGCCACGCCGAGGCTGGCCGAAAGGGTGGGAAAAAGCAGGGCAAGAAGACCAATCCAGCCAATTTTGCGAACGATAGGGAAAAGGCAAGGCGCGCTGGTTCTAAGGGCGGCAAGGGAAAGGGGAAAAGAAATGAAAAATAAAGTTGCGATCATCGGGTACGGTTATGTGGGCAAGGCGATGCACAAGATTTTTCCTGACGCGTTATTGTTTGACGTGTCTTTTTTTGACGCTGACGGGATGGTCAGGTCGGACCTGGCGAGGCCAGAGCTGGGCATCATGCCAGAGCATGACCCAAGCCTGCCCGACAATAAGTATAAGAATGACCTTGAAAAGTGCAAGGACCAGCTGAACTCAATCGCTTCTATGGCGATCGTATGCGTCCCTACTCCCATGGCGGACAGCCAGGATGAGTTTAAGAAGGTTGACCTGTCAATCATTGAGGAAGTTGTCGGCTGGTTGGAAACGCCGTTGATCCTGATCAAGTCCACGGTACCGCCGCAGACGACCGACAGGCTGAAAACGGAGACTGGCAAGCGCATTGTTTTTTCTCCTGAATATGTAGGCGAAGGCAAGTACCAGATAAGTGAATGGAAATACATGTCGCCTACTGATCCGCGCACGCATGAGTTCCAGATTTTTGGCGGAAGCCCAGAGGATCGGGAAGCCGTGTGCAATTATTTTGTCCGAAGGCTTGGTCCTGAAAAGTTTTATTACCTGATTGATGCGGTTGAGGCCGAAGTCATCAAGTACATGGAAAACAGCTGGGGGGCGATGAAGGTCATCTTTGCCCAGGAGTTCTATGACCTCTGCCAGAAGCTTGGCGCGTCATACATAAAGGTGCGTGAAGGTTGGGCATTGGATAACCGCGTGGAGCGCATGCACACTTCAGTGTTCGTGGATGAGCGCGGATTCGGCGGCAAGTGCTACCCGAAGGACCTGAACGGGATCGTGGCAAAAGGCGATGACCTTGGGGTGGACCTGTCTCTGATTAAGACGGTACTTAGGAAGAATAAGGGCTACAACAAAGATGCTTAACCCACCGCCACATATCCAGGAGATCGCGTTCAACAACGGCACCAAGCTGACCTTGCGCAACGTGGAAAAGATTGAGGCTGGAAACTGGTACCACATAATCGCCAACGGCGGCAAGGAATACATCGTCAACCCAGCAAACGTGCTGTACACAAAAATTTATAAACAAGGAAAAACGGACTATGAAGCTTAACCTTGGGTCGCACAATAAAAAGCTTGAAGGGTTCAAGAACGTGGACGTGCAGCCGCTTCCGAACGTGGACGTGGTTCATGACCTGACTAAGTTCCCGTATCCCTTTGACTACGAATCGGTGGACGAAATAATCATGCAGGAGTTCTTGGAGCACGTCAGCTTCAGGCACACGATACCTATTTTGGTTGAGTGCTACAGGATCCTCAAGCTCGGCGGAAAGCTGACGATCCAGGTGCCAGACATTGATGCCATGTGCCGCATGGTTGACCTGCAATGTCCTTGCGTACCAAGAAAGGCGGAATCCTATGACGGCTATAAGGCTGATCCAGGGTGCTTCCAGTGCGGTGGCAAGGCCCTGATACACCCTGAACGCTGGCATGTGGCGTTTACAGGCGCGCAGAAGCACGCTTGGGACGCTCACCTAAACCACTTCACCCCGACCATCATGGAGAATTGTTTGGAAAGGGCAGGGTTCATAGACTTCCAGCGCAAGCCAAATATTTACAAATTAATCTACGAGGCAACAAAAGGATGACCTACCCAAATACATATTGCGTGTTTGATTTTGAGACAAGCGGCTTGGACCACATGAAGGATAAGGTCATTGAGGTTGGGCTGCTGGCTGTCGTTGACGGCAAGCAGGTGATGAGGTCCGATTTTCTGATCAAGTGGCCAGGGCTTGTATTGCCACAAGGCATCACGGCCTTGACTGGCATTACGCAGGAAATGATAGACAAGGACGGCAAGGAACCAGAGGAAGCGATTAAGTTCATTAGGGAGATGATTGACGGCAAGGTTCTGATCGGGCATAACATTTTCAATTTTGACTTGAAGTTCCTGGAACAGCTGCTTAATCCGACAATCCTTGAGTATGAGAGTTGGATGAATAACTTTATTGACACCGCCGCGCACTTCAAGGCAAGCAAGATCGGTGTTGTCAGGAAACCCGACCAGGATTACAGGGATTGGGTCAGGGAGGTCATGGAAACCAGGGCTTACGGCGTTAGGTTCAACGTATCGGTTTGCTGCGATGAGCTGGGTATAGACAAGTCTAGCGGCCAGCACCGCGCCATGAACGATGTCCTGCTGACCGAGCAGATCTACAGGAAACTTTGCCTGGAAGGAGTTGCCGTATGAAGATACTGCAAATAGTTGACGTACCTTACTGGGCCATCGGCAAGCTGTCAGCATCTATAGTTAAGTTCACACCGCAGTTCCAGTGGAAGGTGCTGTATGTCCACCCAAAGCACGTTGAAAAGCACTTGGATGAGGTCAAGGCGGAGATTGAGTGGGCGGACATCATTGACTACCAGTATTGGAACTCATGCCAGCAGTTGATGGCCTTCATACCTGAATTGAGGCAGAAAAAATCTGTGCTTACGCACCATAACGAAAAGGATCTGCTGTCAGCCGACTGGTCAGACATCGGCACCATCATCGTGGAGACAAGGAGATCGCAGGAAATCCTGTCCGAGAAATACCCAGGGAAGGTGAAGCTTATTCCGCTGGCTACCGATCCAGAAATTTTTACTTACAACGAAAAGCTGCCAGGCACCAAGACAGTTGGGTACTGCGGACGGATAGTGCCTTGGAAGGGGCTTAAGGAAATTGCCGCAGCCTGTTACGAACTGGGCTACAACCTGATGGTCATGGGCAAGCCCGACAAGCCTGACTACTGGGATTCAATACCAGTTGAGCACAGGGCCAACATGGACCTTTCCTACATGAACTGTCCCGATGAGGATAGGGTCAAATTTTACCATGAGCTTGACGTGTTCATCAGCAATTCTGGGCCTGGGCGCGAGACGGGGACGCTGCCGCTTATGGAAGCCATGGCCTGCGGCGTGCCGCTTATAACCACGCCTGCAGGGATCGCCGCGGACATTTGCAAGGACCATGAAAATTCCATAGTGGTACCGTTCGGCGACTACAACGAGCTTAAATACAGCCTGAAGTCCTTGATGGAGGATTCGGAACTGCAGCAGAAGGTCCGCAAGGAAGGCTGGAACACCATCAAGAACTACACGGAAGAACGGAGGGCTTGGGAATATGCGAAGGTTTACCATGAGGTTTACAGCCCAGAAAAGCTGGTGTCGGTGATCATCCCTACCGTGCCAGAAAAGCTGGGGCAGCTGGCGGAAAACCTGCTGGCTTTGAACAATTCGGAACACAAGCACATTGAGGCCGTTGTCGTCTTTGACCAGTGCGATGGTGCTGAAATCCAGAACGTCCTGGACCTTTCAAAGGTAAACTACCCAGTCAAGGCCTTGGCTACGGGGAACAAGACAGTCTATGGCCTGGCCATGTCCAGGAATATAGGGGCCATTGAAGCGATGGGCGAGTATCTTTTGTTCTGCGACAACAGGCTTGCGCCAGAGCCAGACGCGATCACCACGTTCCTGGCCAAGGCCACAGCCAAGGACAAGCACACTAAGGTTTGGTATTTCGGGAACAAGGGCACTGGCAAAAAATCATTCGTTGAAAACTTCAGCTTTATCAGGAGGGATCAGTTTATAAGGGCTGGCATGTGCAACGAAAGGGTCAACCGCTACGGCGGCATGAGCCAAGAGCTGCGCGAGAGGTTCCAATCGCAGGGCTTTGCCTTGGAATACGTTGAGGCTGCGCAGGCCAAGCAGCTGTCATCCAGCCACACGACCAATAAGAGACGCGCGGACATCGTTAAGTCAAAGGTACAGCTATGGAAAATGGGATTAAACTAGACATCGGCTGCGGCCGCATGAAGCCTGACGGGTACATCGGGATTGACTGCGTGCAGATCATTGACGGCAACGGCGACAAGAAGGTTGATGTGGTCATGGATATTGAAAAAACATCCTTGCCTTACATCAGCGATACCGTGGACGAGATAAGGGCGTTTAACGTGCTGGAACACCTGGCCAACCTAAGATTCGTGCTCAACGACTGCCATAGGGTGCTGAAAAAGGACGGCTTCCTTTGGGGCACGGTGCCGCTGGCTGGGACGGAAAAGGACTTCCAGGATCCCACGCACCAAAGGCACTTCATCAAAAAGACGTTCTTGTACTTCACTGGACGCAACGATGCCTTCCCCGACCAGCCAAGCCATCCGAGGTACGCAAATTACGGGTATAAGCCATGGGACGAGGTTGAGGTCAGGGTTGACGGGCAGGATATTTGGTTCAAATTAAAACCACGAAAATGAAAAAACTAAAGATATTTGACGTGCCCTGGCACATCGGGCACCAGTATGAGCAGCTGAAGTTTCCGTTTGCGGAATGGTATTGGCTGATGCAACCGCGCAGGCAGTACAACGAAACGCCGAGGGGCGATCTTGTTTATAGGGACGAAGGATTCCAGGAGGGAACCCTGGTCCCTGCGTGGGTAAAGCGACTGATGGACAAGAACAGGCCATTGCCTTTGGGTATGGGTTTTAATTGGGTGCCATATTATGAGCCAGGCAAGTATGACGTGGCCATTTTGCACTTGGACCAGCAATGCCTGGAACAGAGCTTGTTGGAGCGCGGCAAGGGATCGGTGTACAGGGAGATGAACGCGGCAATCAAGGACATACCGAAAATCGTGGTCATGCACGGAACGCCGTATTATCCAGAGATGTTCGCCAATTCGCAGGACATGATCACCAAGGTCAAGGAACTGGTCGGGGACAATTATTTCGTGGTCAACAGCCACAGGGCAGCGGAACAGTGGGGGTTCGGCAAGACGATAATACACGGCATGGATCCGAACGAGTGGTTTGACCTTCCGAAGGAGCCGAGGGTCGTTACCATGGTGTCGCCAGGCGGCCTGGACATGTACTATGACCGAACGTTCCTGGAACACACCAGGGAGGCATTGCGAGAAAAGGGGATCAGCCATTGCCACATCACCGTTGACTTTCAGGCCAAGAACTGGGAAGAATACAGGGACTTTTTGGGGCGCAGCCTGATCTATTTCAACCCAACCAAGGAATCGCCGATGCCCAGGTCCAGAACCGAGGCCATGCTATCTGGCTGCTGCGTGATCACAACGCCCCACCAGGACGCTGACAGGTTCATCAAGGACGGCGAAAACGGGTTCATCTGCCCAAGGAATCCGCAATATGTCGCCGACCTGGTGCATGAACTTCTAAACAACTACGACACGGCCATCAAGATCGGCCAGGCTGGGAAGAAAACCGCGCTGGAACTGTTTGACCATAAGCGGTACCAGAGGGACTGGGAGGAATACCTAAACTTTGTCATTAACGATTGGAAACAAAAATGAAGATAGGATTTTTGACCTACGAGAATTTCCACGGCACCAAGGATGTCGGTTCATCCAGGATCAGGGCCAAGTGGCTGGCCAAGCACTGGCCAGAGGCGGAAGTCGCGGACAATGTTACCAGGTATGACGTGCTCATCCTTCAGAAGGTTTATTACATAGAGAAGATTGAGCTATACCGAAAGTTCAACCCGAACGTGAAAATCATCCTTGATTTGTGCGACCCCGACTTTTACGAGTGGCATGCGCGGATCAAGCAGACCATTGACCTGTGCGATGCCGTTACCACCTCATCCGTTGCCCTGGCCAAGTTCATCGTCCAGCTGACTGACAAGCCAGTGTGGTGCATACCAGACCGCCTGGACATGGAAATTTTCGGGAAAATTCCGAAAAAAGCGCACAAGGGAGATGCCAAGGTTGCCGCGTGGTTCGGGTATTCGCAGAACTACAAGATGCTGGATACCGCAATAAATTCGCTTATTAAGTACAAGTTTAGGGACCTGATAGTGGTAGGGTCGGCCAAGATGCCGTACCAGCTTCCAGCCGCGGCGCAGGGAAAGATAAATCTCATCAACTACCCTTGGAGGGAGGATACGGTGTACAAGGACCTTCTGGAAGCTGACCTGGTATTGAATCCGCAGTCCAAGATCGGTAACTGGAAGTATAAGTCAAACAACAAGACCGTAACCGCCTGGGCCTTGGGATTGCCCGTGGCGCACAATGATCAGGAATTGAAGGCCTTGATCAGTGAGGAAGCGCGCAAGGCTGAGGCGGAAAAGAGGCTGGCGGAAGTGGTAGAAAGCTATGACGTGCTTAAGTCGGTTGATGAATATAAGGCGTTAATTTCACAGCTATGAAATACATGATTGGATTCCTGGTCGGGATATTGGTGGCCGTAACGTATGTTGCCATGAATTTTGACCTCATGTTTTTCGTATGCAGAAAAAACAGCCCAGATGTCTATTACGGACAATGCCAAAAGACGCACCATGCCTTTATTTTTAACGAAGCCCTGGTGTTTATCGGTTGGGATATTGAAGCCCAGCGTTACACGATGGACACCTGGTACTTTCCAGAGGATTCCATCATTCGGTGGGCCTTCATAAGAAAGGTAAACTAGATGCTTATAAAAAAGCCGCAGCGCGGCCAGGATGTGATGGGTAGGGAAATTTCTAAAAAGGTTTTTCAAGATGTCATAGATGTTCTGAACGGGATGCGCCTGTATTATTGGATTGACTACGGCACCTTACTCGGCGCGATCAGGGATCACGACTTCATTGGGTCGGACATGGACATAGACATCAGCATCGTGAGCCACTTTTCGCAAGATTACGAAAACATACTCAACGCGCTTAGGGACAAGGGTTTGGTATTTTCGCCTGACTATTTCAACATCAATGGAGAATATTACATGCGCAAGGCTAACATCATAGTCAATGACGTGGAGCCTGGCGGCGGATTCGTGAAGGTGGAGCTGGTGCCCCAGTATTTGATCCAGGACGTTTTCTACAAGCTGACCAAATGGGACGACAAAAACCTTTACGGCGCAGGCACCCCTAAAATCTTTTTGGAAAAGTTCGCAACCATACTATTCAAGGACAGGTACGTTCAAATCCCAGACATGGCGGAGGAACTGCTGGAATACTATTACGGGGACTGGAAAACGCCGCGGATTGACATTGCGCAATCATATAAGGACGATTTTACACTTTTGGATCCGAAGGACCTGGAAGGACAGCTCATATGAAAGTAGTGTTTACCGCCGCAGTCATGGACCTTTGCCACAAAGGTCATATCAACTTAATGAAGGAGATGAGAAAGGAGGCAGGGCAAGACGGCAAGGTGGTCGTGATACTTCACGATGACAAGTCAATTTACGACACGAAGGGGAAGGTCCCGATACAGAGCTTGGATCAGAGGGTCGCGAACGTCAAAATAGTCGGCTTGGCAGATTTTATCCTGACATGCGGAGACTACAAGGACCTGGCAAGCAAGATTCAGTTCGTGCTTCATTCGTTCGGCTTGGGTCAGGGCACGGATTTCCTTTTCATGCGCGGCAACGATTGGCCAGGCAAGTTCCCAGCCAGGGACACGTTGGAGGCCTATAACATCCCGATCAAGTTCATTGAGTACACAAAAGGGATCAGCTCAACATTCTTAAGGGAGCAGCTGGAAGATGAAAGGGGTATTTGAGATTTACGGCATCAAGGCTGTTGCGGAGATCCCATCGCCGCCGCCGAGCTTTATAGACATCCCATCGGTGCTCAATAGGGATCCGTCCAGCCAGGAAGTGGTTGACGCGCTGAACGACAAGAACGTGCCCAAGGTTCGGTTCAAGCTCAAGGTAATAATTAAAGATATAGCGTTTTACTATGCTGAATAATCAAAAGATTGATATAGAACGGGTCGGGAACGGCGGACTTAGCATCAACAACTTCCTGCAGCCTAAAAATAACGGCCTGGACATGTTCAAATTCCAGTTCACGGGGGTCGCTGACCAAAAATTTATAACCAAGCTGGCTAAGTTAATAGAGACGGAAACAAAACCAAAAGATGGCCAAGGACACACTACAAAACAGGACAAATAAACTGGTCCCGTCAGCGTACTACGAGATGTTTGCGCTGCGGATCAAGGGCTATGACATGAAGGATATTGCCGATCAAACGGGGTATTCCCACCAGCATGTCAGGAATATCTTTTCCAAGGGCGGTGTCCTGTATGACCTTTGGCGCGATTGGGTCCAAAACAGGAAAGCTGACAAGGTTGAGGAAGCCATGGACCTGATGTTTGAGCACCTGCCAGACGTGGTTAAGGCGAACATAGCCCATGCGATGACTGGAACGCCTGGCGCGCCTTTTGCGCGGAAGCTTATTTTTGACGGCACGCTGGGCGATTTGGTCAAGCGCGCCGAATCCAAGCCCGTGGGTTCGGACCACGCGACAGTCGCGGATCTTATAAAATCAACATACCAAGAAGATGAAACAGAAAGCGAACAACCAAGCCAAATTGATCAGGCAGAAATGGCAGGAGAATCCGCGCAACTTCCTAAAGGATAACTGGCCAGATATATATTTATGGGACAAACTAGACGAAATCCTAGACGAGTTCGCCAGAAGCCAAAGGATCGTAATACCAGCAGGCCACGGCGTAGGAAAAACCTGGTTATTGGCCAGATTAATCCTGGCGTTTTTGTATTCATATTATCCAGCTAAGGTCATCACCACGGCCCCGACATGGAACCAGGTTGAATCGGTACTGTGGTCAGAGATCAAGATAGCATACAGCACGGCCAAATACCCGTTGGGCGGCCGTCTTTTGAATACGGAGCTTAAGAACGACCCTGATTGGTTCGCCATGGGATTTTCAACCAAGGGCAACGCCTCTGATAGGCAGTACGGCGCGGCCAGCTTCCAGGGCTTCCATTCACCGAACCTTTTGCTTATCTTTGACGAGGCCCCTGGCATTGAGCATGCAATCTGGGTATCCGCCGCCTCATTGCTCACTGGCGTGAACAACAAGTGGCTGGCTTTCGGCAACCCCACATCGCCGTCAGGGGATTTTTACGAGGCATGCAAGTCGCCGATCTGGAAGAAAATAAACATCAGCTGCTTTGACCACCCGAACGTGAAGCAGGGCAAGGTCATCATCCCAGGCGCGGTAACTAAGGAGTGGGTTGATGAACGCAGGATTGAGTGGGGTGAGGATTCACCGCTTTGGCAGGCCAAGGTATTGGGGCAGTTCCCGACCGAGGGCGATGACACGCTTATACCTTTGGCATGGGCAGAGGCTTGCGTGGGCCTTGACCTGGTGGAGAAAGACAACGATGGCAAGGTCATCGGCATGAAAAAGCTGGGGGTGGACGTGGCGCGCTTCGGCACCGACCGCACCGTGTTGGCCGAGATGCACGGCAAGATGCTTCTGCCTTTGGAGTGCGTGAACAAGAAGGACACCAACTGGACGATTGGCAGGATCATCACCAAGTCAAAGCAGGGGGTGGAGGAAATCGGCGTTGACGACACTGGCGTTGGCGGAGGGGTAACTGACGGCGCATCCGCAGAAGGCGTGGACGTTGAGCCTTTCAATTTCGGCAGTTCAGCCATTGAATCGGACAAGTTTGAAAACTTGAGGGCCGAGATCTACTGGAATTTGCGTGAGGATATAAAGAACCAGCAAATTTCCCTGCCTGACGACAAGGAGCTTGTAAACGAGCTGTGTAGCGTCAAATTCAGCTATACGCGCAAGGGCAGGATCAAGATTGAAAGTAAGGACGAAATCAAGAAAAGGCTCGGTAAATCGCCAGATAAGGCCGATGCGGTGGCAATAGTGAACAGCGTGGGCAGGGATACCGATATGGGCAGGATTTCCATAATCAGCATAGACGAATGAAAGGCGCATTTATCAACTGCCCACACAGGGATTGTGGAAAACTGCTTATAAAGAACTGCTATCTTAGGGTAGGCACCTACCTCACACTAAAGTGTTTTCATTGCGGAAACACAATAAATGTGCGGTCAGAAGCAGGCAGAATCACCCTGTCCATGGACAAAGTAGCCGAAAAGTTGACAGATGAGGAAGATTCTGGTATCATGTTCTTGAAGTTATAACTAAATAAAACCTTGCAGATCTAGCAGATCTGTCCTCATAGGGGAACCACGATTGTCGCCTGTCATGGCGATTTTTTGCTTATTAGGACGCATTTAACAGACCGCCTGACGGCGGCCTTTTTATTTTCACCCACTAAGAAAATAACAAATGCTTTCTGAAATAAACAAAAAGACCAACGAAAATCTTGAAACCTTGCGCAACCAGATTGAGCAGGGCCTAAAGAAAAATAAGGAAGTTGAGCTTGATGAGCCTGCTGGGTTCCAGCAGGAAGGCGTGATTTTCGGCGATGCGCCGCCTAAGCTCAAGTCCAGCGAATACCTGCGGTCCGCATTGGGATGGGTGTACGCTTCCGTTTCCGCTATCGCTGATAACGTGGCCAAGGTCCAATACAAGCTTTACAAGGTGGAAAAGAACGGCGATGTGGCGGAGGTTGAAAACCACCCTGCCATGGATTTGCTGTACAGGGTAAACCGCTTCCAGACTTTTTTGGACCACATGTGGCTGTCGCAGCAGTACCTTGAGCTGACTGGCGAGGCACCGTGGTTCATTGACCGCGGAGAAAACGGGAACGGCGAACCGCAGAACATCATGCTTTTGCGCCCTGACCTTCTGACCATCAAACAGTCAAAGGATAAGGACAAGTCGGCCCCGATAGCGAAATACATATACAAGCAGGAAGATGGATCAACCTTGGAGTTTGAGCCGTCCGAGCTTGTATTTTTGAAATACCCAGATCCAGTCAACCCGTTCAGGGGGAAGGGCACGCTGCAGGCCGCAGCGCGAACCTTTGACATTGACAATTACGCTGAAGAATACAACGCGCGGTTCTTCTATAATTCGGCGCGCCCAGATTCAGTGCTTACCACAGAGCAGTCATTGACTGACAGGCAACGCAAGGCATTGCGCGCCGACATCAGCAGCCTGTACCGCGGCCCCAAGAACAGCCAGAAGGTAGCCATTTTGGAAAAAGGCTTGGACTGGAAGCCGTGGTCAGTGTCCCCGAAGGACATGGACTTCATGGCGCAGCAGGCGTTTTCCAGGGACAAGATATTTTCCATATTCCGAGTGCCGAAGGTGATCGTATCCATCACGGATGACGTAAATTTGGCCAACGCAAAGATCGCCGAATACGTCTTTGCCAAATACACGGTCAAGCCGAAGCTTAACAGGATCGTAAGCCAGCTGAACGAGTTTTACCTCCCCATGTTCAAGGGGACCGAAGGCATGTTCATGTCTTTTGAGGATCCAGTGCCAGCGGACATTGAGCTTAACATCAAGCGTTATGATTCCGCCCTGTCAAAGGGATACATGACGCATAACGAGGTCCGAGCCGAACTGAACCTGGAAGATGTGGGTGCGGCAGGCGATGTCTTGTACGTCCCAAGCGCAAACCAGGAAATAGGCAAGGAGCCTAACCCATTGCAGCTTTTTTCAATTAAGGTACCTAAAAACAAACGCCTCATTTCGGGCATCATTGAACGGTCCGCAGGCGGCTATACGGCCGCGCTGAAGCGCACCAAGCTGCTGGCAAGCCGCAAGAAGGCGGTCAAGGAGCTGGCATCAAAGATAGATGGCATGGTCCAGTCCGAGGTCAGCGGATACCTCAAAAAGAGGAAGGAACAGGAAAGGATGGAATGGGACGCGAAAAAGGCGGAGTTCGTTGACGCGTACCTGAAGGCCGCAGGCAGTTACCAGAAGGCATTTGAAAACGGGATGAAGATGGTGTTCAGGAAGCAGAAGGACAAGATCCTGGCCAAGCTGCCGCAGAAGAAGCTCAAGGCGATGGATACCGACAGGTACCAGCTGGACGATGCGGATACCGAAGTAGTCGTCAGGATATTCACGCCGCTTGAAAATGAGATCATAAGGCAGCAGGGCGAAAGGGCCGCGAGGCTCGCTGGGGCGAAGTCCAAGTTTGACCTGGCATCCAAGGCGGTGCAGAAGTTCCTGAAGGAAAGGGTGTTCAGGTTCGCATCCGAGGTCAATGAGGAAACAAACAAGCTTTTGAAGAATACCCTGGTTGAGGGGGTTGCGGCAGGCGAAGGGGTGCCAGCGTTGCGCAAGAGGGTTGAGGAAGCATTTGACGGGATGGAGAAATACAGGGCAGAGCGCATCGCGAGGTCGGAGGTCATCAGGGCGGCAAATTTCGCTTCCAATGAGGCATACACGCAGTCCGATGTGGTGGACAAGGTTCAGTGGCTTACGGCAGGGGACGCTTGCCAGTGGTGCGATCCGCTGGACGGAAAGACCATAGACCTGGGGGGAAAGTTCTTTAAGAAAGGCGACAAGATTGAGGGCACCGAGGGCGGTGTGCTTGACCTGTCGTATGAATCAATTAACTACCCACCTTTGCATCCAAACTGCAGATGCACAGTGGTGCCAATCATTAAGTAAAAATATGAAAAAGCGATTTTTGGAAGTTGGTATAGAGAAAAGCGGCACAGACATCACTGTGGTCGCGTCCGATGAGACATTGGATAGGGCTGGTGATGTGATCAAGATTGAATCGTGGGACCTTCAGAACTTCATGAAGAACCCAGTTCTTCTGGTCAACCACGACTATAGGGTTGAAAGCATCGTGGGCATGGCGCGCAACCTGGTATTGGACCAGGCAACTCGCAAGCTCACCTTCACCCCAGAGTTCCATGAGCTGACCGAGCTATCAAAGCAGGTCAAGAACCTGGTCGGGGAAGGCGTGCTTAAAACCGTGTCGGTCGGGTTCATTCCGCATGGTCCGCAGAAGGACGGGGATATTGAACGGAACGAACTGTTGGAAATTTCCTGGGTGGCCGTGCCTGCCAACCCTTCCGCCGCCGTGCTGA